TTCTCTAGGTAGTTATGGAATTTTTCGTCTAAGTTAATCATCGGGGAAATCTATGTTGAATGAGAGACTGATACGTGTATCATCTGATGTATTGGTTCTTATCCCGTGGTATAACCAAGAAGGAAACAACTTTATCATACCATTCTTAGGTATACAAGAGGTCTGCCACGCTAATTTTTCGTAGCATTTCGTAGTCTCCATAACAACATGTGGACAGTTCATAAAGAAATGTCCGTCTTCACCTGTAGTCTTATGATAATAGACTCCAGATATATCACACCTGCCATGAGAATGCATTCTAGCATAGTGACCCTTCTCTTGCTTGGTTAGCCAAGCAGATTGAAAACTATACTTTACTTCCTTCCAAGGGATATTTTGTCTGAACTTAATATCTTTACAGTATTTACTAACATGTCTATCAATTTCTGCCCTGAGAGTATGAAGATTGTATTGAGATATAATATCTCCCGTAAACGAATTTTCAGAAATCAAATGGGTGTCTTGAAAATTGACAAAAGTAGTACGTTCGACTGCATCAGCAATCTCACCCTGAATTATTTCAAATCTCTCGACGTGGCCAGTATACACTGGAATAGGGTATAGAAATTCAGTCGTCATTGAAATGCCAACGGTAATACCTACCTAAGATATTAGAATTATAGTATGCTGGCTCTCCATTGTCAAGGGTTTCCTGTAACACATTGTTAACAAACAACTGCTTGGTCTCCTCGTAGTTTACTTTGCCTTTTGTTGGGTGGGTTGAGAGGATTTCTCTCTTGAAATGTTCGTTCCCAAGTAATTTTCTATCTCCTTTAAGTTCTTCAGAGCTTCCGTAGTATCTTTTCCAATCACTCTCAGACGTAACCCTCCTCTTACCACCTCTAGGTTTACGTTTTGACCAGAAATATTTCCTGCCGATGTATTGCTTACCCGACTGGAGATTAGTAATCCTGTAGACGAAACCGAACTTATCGTCAATGTCGTCAGTAGTAAAAGTTGCGCCCTTATAGGTCCAGGCATTTGCATATAAGCCTTCAACCACTTCGGCCTCTGAGGAGGTCGCCATCCTAAAAATTTCATCACTATTCCTTAGTATTTATGTCTTCCCCTACAGGGAATCCTAATGTTTTGTATTCGAGCTGAGTCTTCAGAAAGAGAATCTCATCCCTGAGATCTTCATTCTCTTTCTCAAGATACTCGCAATGTTCTTGGTAGATTATTACGCTCATAAACCTATTTAGGTAGATACGATAAGACTTTATAATATTTTTAGATTATTACACCCAACGTGTAACGGTGAGTTCAATGGAGTTATCATCCATCTCCCACTCTTCTGCAACCTGCCATCCATCCTCTGCGACTGTGTTGTGAACAGTCATCCTAGCATACTGTTGAGTAACCTTATCAAGGAATCTCTCAGGTGGGATAGGTTGCTTCCAAGTTTGAAGATCTGTAACAAGTTCATAAACACCTTCCTTGTTTAATCTGAATCCAATGTCATCACCAACAGCAACATCAACATTCCATTGCTTGTGCTCATGATCTAGAGGATTCTCTAACATAACATCAACCTCTACGTTATACTGTAGAAGTTCTAGTGCTTCAATCAGTTGTGGCTTGTTCTTGATCTTGGTTTTGATTGTGCTGAAGTGTGACATTGTTATAGTATTCTGGTTTAAGTTCTCTGGTTACTACTGCACCTAGTGCTTCTTCAATAGATTCGGTAAGTTTTAGACACTCACCACCCTGCTCTCCTATAACCTCTTCAGTTACAGTTCCATCTTGATTAATAATAAATTTTAACATCTGTTGTTTCATAACGGTATTAGTACAGAACTAGGATCAGATAATGTAGTTAAGTCCCAAGCAAGTGTGATTCTAGGAGTGTCAGTATTATGAACTGAAGTAAAGTGTGGTACTGTTCCTGGAAATAAACTTATTGTGCCTGGTTTGTTATTACTATAGAATTTATAACCATCTTCAAGTTGATATAATGGATGGCAGTATATAGTTTGAGATTCGTCACAAGTTACAACCATATTACCTGCAAGGTATGAATGAGGGTGTGTAGAATGAACATGGTTTCCAATCTTTTCACCTCGTCTCAATACATTAAACCAAGCACGTATGAATATCTTACCTTCCTGTCTATAGTTAGTGTTGCCACTTACCTTTCTATTATATTCTTTATGAAACTTCCTAATAACCTTACGTAGGTTAGTGAGTTCAGAACATTCGTCCTCCCACTCAAATATATTATACTTCCTCAACCTTTGTGTTAAAGTTGGTCCTTGAGGAGCAACCTCAGGTTCTGGTTCAAACTGCTCAAGTGTAAACTTCTCTTTGGATAGAAAGAAATCTCTCAGTACATCCAGATCTATGTCCCAACCTATACTTTCAAAGATACACCAACGGTTTTCCTTTGGTGCATAAGGTGTTTGTGGTGGTGGACAATCAAAGACCATCATGTTCCTATCACCTTGACCACCATCAGTTATAAAATTATCTGTCATTCAATATCCACCATAAGGATCATTCTCAGGAGTGAACTCCTGTTCGGTATACTTCTTTACACTTTGCTCCCACTCCTGCATAGAAGAAGAACAATCAGGTGGTTCAGGGTCTTTGATACCTTTCATCTTCTTCCACTTGTTATGTAATGCACCCATCATCCATGACTGAGAAAGACTCTTAGGACCATTCTCTAGTAGGTCAAGTTCATACCTGCTAGAAGTATATCCCTTCATCTCTTGTCTCCAGTCTGGTTCTGGAATGTCACACTCTTTAAGATCTTCAACACATGCTTCTTCACACTCAGTATCATTGATGTCACACTCACTAGAGCATTCAAAGTATTGATCGGCGCAGTCTTTTTCATTTGTCATAGTATCGGCAACTCTTTTGTATCTGTATCTAAACTAACTTCATTATTTAATAAAGTAAGGTCAAAAGCCATAGTAATTCTTGGTTCCTTACCTTTATGAACTGTTGTATAGTGTGGTATATAATTTGGAAATAGTGTTATTGTACCAGGTTTATTCTCTAATGGAAAGATACCTTGATCATGTTGAAAAGGATTGACATATACAGTATCACTCTTATCACATTTTACTGTTAGATGACCACCAAGATATGTGTACCCATGTGCAGAATGATAATGCTTAGAAATCTTCTGCCCCTTTCTCATAACATTATACCAACACCTTATACGCACACGTGGTACCCTATGATCCTGACCAAATAAACTCCTTGTGTATTGTTTATGAAACTGTTTGATCTCTCTACGAACATACTGGCAAATAGGTTCATCCCATTCCATGACATTATAATATTGGAACCTAGAAGTAACACTATTCGGTCCCAAATTAGTACTACCATCACTGGCAGCAGGATATTTTTCTATTAGTTCAGGTTCCTTCCTCAATAGAAGTTCAGACAACTCACCACAATCAATATCAGTTTGCTTTTCCCCTATAGTATACTCCCACTTGGGTGCAAACGGTGAAAATTCTGGTGGGTTTTCAAAATCATAACCTTGCCACTCACCCTGCTTCATAATTTAAAACCAGCAAATGTATCCTTCTTAACGTCCTGTTTGATGCTACCCACCATGTAGCTCTCGACCTCTGTCTCTTGTGGTGCAACCTGCATACCTTTAGATGATAACCAATGTGCAGTCCATGGTAATGGATTGTTTGCTAATGGAATATCAAAGATAGGTTTCAATCCCATTGACTTTAACCTACGATTAGCAGTCCACTCAACATACTTCTGTAATAGTTTATCATTCAAACCAATAATAGATCCATCCTTAAACAAATACTCTGCCCATTCAATCTCTTCTGCTACACAATCCCTAAACATCTGATAGACATTCTCCTCTTCTTCCTTTGCTATCTCTATCATCTCTGGATCATCCCCTTCATTCCACTTGTTGAGGATGTTGTTGGTGATAGCCATGTGCTGTGATTCATCTCTGGCGATGAGGGAAATAATCTTTGCTGAACCTTCAAGTAATTTGAGTTCACCAAAAGCGAAACTACAAGCGAAAGATACGTAAAACCGAATACCCTCCAATACATACACATTTGCAACTGCCCTATATAAATGTTTCTTTAAATCTTTACGTGTCCACTCAGCATTAATATGATCTCTCATGTCAGACTTCCAGTTGTTACTCTGACCATATTCATTTGCTATGTTAATGAACTCATCGTATGCTTTAGTCACTGACTCAGCACGTGCTAGTATCTTCTCATCATCTAGTATAGTATCAAACACATCAGAAGGATCTGAATATACATTCTTAATGATGTGAGTATATGATCTACTATGAATCATCTCCATAGTCTGCCATATATTCATGCAACCTT